AGATGTGCCAACTATATAGAATGTAATATCAGTTGGGGATTGATCATGATTACTAATGATGAAATGAAAAATATGATTCGCGAATTACATCTCATGAAAAATTCTAGTGTTCCTTTTGACAGTTCTCAATACAATAATTTGCTTTACAATAAATCTTTTATGAGTTATGATGATATCATAAATCATTTAAGCCAATATATAGAAGATCATGATGGAGGATTCAGTGACGACTTTCAATAAAAATCTAATCGTAGAAAAAGCGAAGAATGGTGTAATCACAGTTCGCTTCACGAAAGTGAATGGCGATGAACGTACCATGAAGTGTACATTGCTGACCGAATATCTACCAAACCAAACAGATATCGAAGATACAACAACTCGTATCAACGATAACGTCCTTGCTGTATTGGATGTTGAGGCAAATGGTTGGAGAAGTTTTCGCGTCGATTCAGTGAAAGAGGTTCTTTCGGAATGAAACTGAACATAACAGGTATGAAAGAAAAGGCACTTTCATTGGGACCTGGTCCTGATGGAACATATGCCCATATTGGTTCCAAGGGTGGAACTGAAATGATGGCTGAGAAAATTCGAACCAGAATCAATCCAGAAATTCTCAAAGACTTTAATATAATTCACTCGCGCGTGCGTGAAGAAAACATAAAGCAAGACAAGAAAAATATTCTGGTGCTTCATGACACGTGGGATGATCCTGAAAGCGAGTGGCTGGAGAAAAAGGAAAATCGTAGCAAGTTCTCGAAGCTGATTTTCGTTTCAAATTTCCAGCAAGCCACGTTCAATATAGGCAGAGGTGTTCCGTATTCTGAAGGTGTGGTACTACAAAACGCGATTGATCCTATTCCAATCACAGATGAAGATAAGAAATCAGACACCATAAACCTGATCTATCACACTACGCCACATCGCGGTCTAGAACTTTTGGTTCCAGTCTTTGAAAAACTATGTGAACTGCACGACAATATCCATCTGGATGTATATTCTTCGTTCAAGATTTATGGATGGGAATCGCGCGATAAGAATTATGAATCCACCTTCGACCGCATTCGCAATCATCCGAAAATGACATATCATGGATATCAGTCGAATGATGTTGTTCGTGAGGCACTCAAGAAAGCGCACATTTATGCCTATCCAAACGTTTGGCCAGAGACTTCATGCATATCTGTAATTGAAGCTATGAGCGCCAAGTGTCATGTTGTTTGTTCGAACTATGCAGCACTTCCGGAAACGTGCGCCAACTTTGCCACGATGTATGGATTTGATGAGGACCACAACAAACATGCTAATGTGTTTGCGAACGTATTGAATTCGGTGATCCGTGATTATCGCAGTGAACATAATCAATCAAAACTGAATTTCCAAAAGATCTATTTTGACAATTTCTATAACTGGGATTATCGTGCTGCGCAGTGGGAAGGTTTACTGCGTTCAATCTGGAGCAATCGTAGATGAAAGACCTAAAGATAGGTAACATTGATCTCAACCACTTCGGACCTGAACCGAAATGGGATCCTGAAACCAAATACACCCAAAGCGATATCATTAAAGCATTCAATTGGTATAATTACATAGTGAGTGACGATGATAGATTAGATATTCTTTTGTCATATGCAGATAAAGAACATCATAAGGCGATTCGAGCTCTTGAATCTTGGCGCATCACAAATACGATCGCTGCGATGTGCAGAATGATTCAACGCGGTTGCAAAATGAATGAGCTAGAAATCGAACGGTTTGAGAAAAAACTTGCCAATCTAATTATAATGGGTAAGGAAAAAGTCAAAAGAACACAAGACACAGGAAACGTTTTGTCGATTCAAGATCATATTCAGAATGCAGCTAATGTTTGTATTGGCGATCTAGAAGAAATCATTGACAATTATTCTAACACGTTTACATCAGATTTCAAATGCTATGATTGGTTGATCAAGCGTGAAGTGAAGCCGATGATCGCTTCGAAGATTGCAGATCACTATCTATTGTATCTAGATGAACTTGAACTGGCAGTTTCAGGTAAAGATCAACAAGTCAATGAAGCATATCGGTGTTATTCCAAGAAAGAAATCAAACTGCTTTATGAGCTTTTCTTGGGCATAGTGGATGACTGCAGACTTCTCAGTAACAACAAGAGAAAACAAAACAGAAAGCCGCGAAAGAAGAAAGTTAAGAGTGCGGAAAAGCAAATCAACAAGGTCAAGTATCTTCGCGAGGATAATGAACTCAAGATTGTCAGCATAGATCCGTCGCGAATCATTGGCGCTTCTGAGTTGTGGTTGTACAACACAAAGAGTAGGATGATACAGTACTATGTGGCAATTGATCGCGGTGGGTTCCGCGTTTCTGGAACGACTCTTGAAAACTATGACGAGAAATTTTCTCAGATGAAAAAATTGCGTAAGCCTGAAGTGGACGTGAAGGAAATTATTGATGGTGGCGCTAAGTTCGTCGTCAAGAAATTTAACGCTCTAAAAACGAAGGCAGTTGTATGTAATGGGCGAATCAACAACCAGACTATCATTCTAAGGGCAGTCAAGTGAGTTCTGCTAATGTGGTGGTATCTTTTCCAGAAGATCGTATTGTTCGGCTAGCGATTCCAGAATCCACTAAAGATTTTGTTGTAAACACTCAAAAGGAACATGTTAATCGTATTTTAGAAGAACAATCTACCTTCTTACTCACCAAATTAATGATGTCTGGTGTAGATGTTTCCACTGAAGAATTTCAGAAAAATTTTACGATAGTCATGGAATGCTTAAGAGCCTCAGTTCTCGAAACAATTCAAATCTCACATCCTCTCCAACATCCTATGAGAGAAATGATCGAGATGATTGAAGGCATTTTACTCCTCAAAGATGATTGACAATTACGCTGTAATATAGTATCATGAATTTGAGGTGAAAAATGATTCTTCTAGATTACTCGCAAGTTTGTATATCAAATCTTATGATGCAGATTTCTAATTCTGTAGATAAGAAAGTCGACGAAGATCTTGTTCGTCACATGGTCCTTAACAGCATTCGTTCATATCGGAATAAGTTTTCTGCGGAATACGGAGAACTGGTTATTTGTTGCGATGATAAGAACTACTGGCGCAGAGATCTGTTTCCGTATTATAAATCCAATCGTAAGAAAGACCGTGAGGCTTCTAAGTTCGACTGGAATTCAATCTTCAATGCAATGTCGAAGATCAAAGAAGAACTTCGGCAAAACATGCCATACAAGGTGATTCAAATTGAAAGAGCCGAAGCGGATGATGTAATCGCTTCTCTCTGCCATCACTATGGTAAGTTTCAACTTTCATCTGAAAAGATATTGATACTGTCTGGTGATAAAGACTTTGGTCAGCTTCAGAAGTATATGAATGTCGAACAGTATTCGCCAATTCATAAGAAGAAAATTATAATTATGAATCCAGAAAAGTTTTTGCGTGAACACATTATGCTCGGCGATAAAGGCGACGGCGTTCCTAATTTTCTTTCTGATGACGATACATTCGTTTCAAATAAAAGACAGAAATCACTATCGCGCAAAAATCTCGAATCGTGGATTGTAAAAAATCCTTCTGAATTCTGTAATGCAAAAATGATGTGCGGATATCTTCGCAATGAAAGTGCAGTAAGCCTAGATAAAATACCAGAACACATACAATCTTCCGTTATAAACGAATACATAGATCAGATTCCAGCAAATAAATCTGGCATCTCGAAGTATTTTACTAAACACAATCTAACTAAAATGATTGAGAAACTAGGAGACTTTTAATGGTTATGAAAGCATTATCGACGTCTATTGCTGAGATTGAACATGCAAAAACAGACAAAGAAAAGGCTGAACTCATGCAAAAAAACAGTTCAGCCCAGTTGAAAGCATTGGTCGGGTATTCGGTAGATCCCGGAGTATTGTGGCTGCTTCCCGCGTCAAATCCTCCGTATCGTTCACTGCCACCGTCAGCCGATCAGGAAGGAAGACTGTACACAGAAACACGGCGGTTGATCTATTTTGTTAATAGCCCAGAAGGTAGAGCATTGACACAAATCAAGCGTGAACAACTATTCATTCAGTTGCTTGAATCTATTGATGCTCGTGATGCAGAAATGCTGCTGCGTGTTAAAAACAAGGCACTCAAGATTTCAATCAATGCAGTGAAGATGGCATTTCCAAACATGAGTAAGGATTGGCAAGACAAGTGATTTCATTCGTCATTGCTAATGGAACTTCTAGGTTAGGATTCGATATATCTCAGCTTAAAGATATTGGTACTGTTTTTGGTTGTAATGCTATCTATAGAGAGTATGCGCCCAACTATGAACTGCCGCATTATCTGATTGCAATCGACGATGGTATGATCAAGGAAATTCGTGAAAGCGATTTTCCGAAAGATAGATTTATAGTTCCTCCACAAGATGAATGTTGGGAACCAGCAGAATGTAATCCTGCAAGACCTCGCAGTAACGCAGGTGTAAATGCTATGCGCGAAGCAGTTAAGAAAGGGACTACAGATATCATTGCGTTGGGATTCGACTTCATGTTGATCGATCCAAAACAATCTATCAGCAACATTTATAATGGAACTGCAAATTATGGTCACGAAGTTCGCGCACGATATGAAGATAATTTGGGTAGAGCAGGATATCTAAACTGGTTCGCGAAAACACACCCGACTGTCAATATTTTCTTAGTGTATCCTGAGGTATTGACAATGCATAGGGTTATGAGTAATAATATAAATGTTATCACTTACGACAAGCTAAAACAACACATATATAATGAGTAACTTGTGGAGAAAAGTGTATGGTAAAAGTAATGCAACTAGAACGTCAGTACAACTGTGATCACCTTCTCGGTAAATTTCTAGATCATGATGCTTATGATGTTCTTCTTACTGAAGATGCTGATGTATACAAGCCGTTAGGATTTGGTCAAGTTCCTAATGAAAACTCAATTCTTCTAAAATTTAGAAAGAATGTCTTCAGCGAAAAAGATTGTAATGATACATTCAACGGTTTGCTTACAGGCGCAACAAGCACAGATAATCGAGGATTGGCAGCTGGTTCTGAAAAGATTAACAGCAATCAGCTTCTTCCATCTGGTGAAATGGGTGCAAGAAAATGGGTTACGCTTCGGCAGAAAGCAATTCTAGAATACTTTGCTAAGAATTCACCTCCTTCTTTGTATGGTGATATGGCTGATGAAATCTACAATGAAACACCAAATACACCGCTTGAAGGTAGAGGCGGCACAAATGTATTGAAGGATATGATGATCAAAGGTGGATCAATCTGGATTGTAAAAGTCGCCAATGAAATTGACTTCGATGAATGGTTCCATAAAACTAAATTGCTTTCTCCGGAACAACGTAAAGAAGAAGCGATTCGCGTTTACAAAAAGCATATTTCAAATACATCTTATGGTGAGGCAGTTCTGTCTGGTGTTGGTGGTTCTATGGACCGTTATCCAAGAATTCCGTTTTGTCGTCAGACTGGATGGACTGCACAGAATCGTGAAAAGTTCGAAATGGCATTTCCGCTTATCGAAAAGGCAAATCAAATCTATCGTGAAAATTTGCCAATTAGATGGGAAGGACAGCGAAAGGCATCTGAAAATCTAGATGATCATTTTAGAATTGCAGATACAGTTTATTCGACTGTAACGATCAATAAATCATTTAGAACAGCATGTCATAGAGACGCTGGTGATTTGTGTGAAGATGGTTCGCAGGAAGTGCCACGCGGATTTAGTAATCTGTGCGTCGTCAGTAATGGTAAGAAGTTCGATGGATTTTATTTGTGCTTCCCAGAATATAGAGTTGCTGCTCATATTGAAAATGGTGATTTCATCATGATGGACGCGCATAAGATTCACGGAAACACTCCATTGATTTCGTCTGATCCTGGATTCGAACGCATCAGTCTTGTGTTTTATTATCGTGAATCTATGAGTGAATGTGGTTCTCGTGCCTATGAAGAAACAAGAAAGAATTTCGTTTATTCGAGGCGCGATAATCCAGAACATCCAGAATGGCATGAAAAGTGGAATGGTATCAGCCCAGGAATGTGGGAATCTGAAGAATGGGCACATTATCTATCACTTAATGGATTTCCAGAAGAAGCGGAGAAAATTGTGGGAATTACTCTATGAAATATGTTATTGTTACAGGTGGATCTGGATTTATTGGCAGTGCCGTAGTCAATGATCTATTAACATATGGTTATAACGTTCTAGTCATTGATAGAAAAATCAATGATTGGACTATAATGTTGTCTCAAACATATCCTTCATTTAGATATATTGAAACTGACGCACGTACTGTGGATATGCATGATATTATGGAAGCGATTGGATCTTATGATATTCATGCAATTATTCATCTTGCAGCAGATCATGTGCTGCCCGAAAGCGTACATAATCCTTTGAAATTTTATAAAAACAATTTAAATTCTCTTCTGAACATCATTGATATTGTCAGCAATTATAAACATAAAATTACAAAACCAT